TGCGGAACAGGTTGCTCGTTCAGCTGCAGACGATGATCTACAAGACGCAATAGATGCAGAGGCAAGTGCTCGTGCAGCTGCGGTAAGTGCTGAAACAACTGCTCGTCAGAACGCGATCACTGCTGAAACTAACGCTCGCATCCTTGCGGACAATGGTTTACAGTCACAGATCGATGCACTAGACAACTCAACAACTGGTGACAAGTCTAACCTACAAGCACAGATCACATCTAACGATAGTGACATCTCTTCACTACAGACTGCACTTGCGACAGAAACATCTGCACGTGAAGCTGCTGACCTGTTAATGCAAGATGATATCGACGGTGAGGCGACTAATCGTCAAGCTGCTGATGCTGCACTACAGTCAGACATCGATGATGAGATTGCGGCACGTATCGCTGCGGTTGATGCGGAAGCGCAACAACGTAACGCTGCTGACTCAAGTCTGCAAACTCAGATCAACAGCATTGTGTCTAACACAGATCCAGCCGCACTAGATTCTCTAACAGAGATCGTTGCTGCATTCCAATCTGCTGATGGTTCGATCACAGGTGTTGTTAACTCTAACACATCTCGCATTGCGAACCTAGAGACAAACCAGGCGATTGTCCTTGCATGGAACACTGATAACGTATCAGAAGGTTCAACTAACCTATACTTCACAGACGCACGTGGTAAAGCATGTGTCGGTGCGGACAACGGTTCATGCCTAGACTACAACCAGGCTTCTGGTAAGTTCTCACTAGATCTAACAGAGACTGCCGGTGCTCTAGTACCAGACAACTCAACTAACGCGGACAAACTAGACGGACAACACGGTTCACACTACCGTATCGATGTCTACGATGTCAACGGTACTGTTGTCAACTAATCCAAGTTCTTAGAACTTCGATGAAAGAGGGAGTCTTCGGACTCCCTTTTTTTATGTCTATAAATAAAATCGTATAAATAGAGAGACACACACGTAACTTCGAGACACATTAGATGTACGCTACTGACAGAGAAGAACTAATCGAGTATTGCCTACGTGCACTGGGACATCCAGTTGTTGAGATCAATATCGATGACGAACAATTAGATGATCGTGTTGATGAGGCACTTCAATGGTTCCGCGAGAACCACCCAGACGGGTCGAAGAGATATTATCTCAAACACCAACTAACACAACAGGATGTCGACACACAGACCGTAGATCTACCGGACGACCTTGATTTGACTGCGGTGGTACGTATGCTACCAGTCACCCTGTCGAACTCTCAGGGGTGGTTTAGTGACGCGTGGCAGTATCTACAGTATACCATATCAGACTTCACTCGTGCAAACGGTGTGTTGGGTGATTTGGCATATTATGAAGGTATGCAACAACAGTTATCGCTACTCGACATGAAGTTGATGGGTCAACCACAGATGACCTTTGATCGACAGTACAATCGTGTGAACCTACTTGTTTCTAAAACGAAACTAACAGCGGGAGACTTCGTCGTGTTTGAAGTCTACGGTATTCGCAGTCCGGACGATACGGTATCCGAATACAACAATCTATGGAACCACCGCTTCCTGAAAGAATACACAACCGCACTGATTAAACGTCAGTGGGGTATCAACCTAATCAAGTTTGACGGTATGTCATTGCCTGGCGGGGTTACTATCAATGGTCGTCAAATCTATGATGACGCAATCGCAGACATCGACAAGATCATGGAGAAGTTCCGATTGGAAGAGGACGAAGGTCCAATGTTCTTTATGGGGTAAACCATGGCGACTAATCCATACATAAGTCAAAAGAACCGATCCGAACAGAGTTTGTATGAGGACTTGATCATCGAGTCTATCAAATTCTACGGACAGGATGTCTATTACCTGCCTCGTGAGATCGTGGAGAAGGAAGACATCTTCCTAGACAGCATCCAGTCTCAGTTCGGTGACGCATACAAGGTTGAGGTCTACATCGAGAACGCAGAAGGGTTCGATGGAGAGGGAGACATCTTTACCAAGTTCGGTATTGAGATCCGTGACCAAGCCACCTTTGTCATCGCACGTCGTCGATGGAGAGAACTGGTCGGTGATCGTCTTGCTGATGCACAGTTCCGCCCACGTGAGGGTGACGTAATCTACCTACCTCTATCAGAGTCACTATTCCAAGTGATGAAGGTGGAGACAGAAACTCCGTTCTACCAGTTGTCGCAACTACCTACGTTCCGTATGCAATGCGAGTTATTCGAGTTCTCAGACGAAGACTTCGACACTGGCATCCCAGACATTGATAATGTCGAGGTCGAGGGTGCATTCCAGTACGAACTACAGATGCCTCCAAGAGTCGCAGACGATGAATCCTATTACCTAGTTGGGGAAGATGTCCAACAGGTATTCGACGACTACATACTAAATGGCGAGGTCACCTCATGGAACAGTGACACTCGTATGTTAAAGATTGCACACACAGGTGCGACCGATGGTAAGTATCACGAGTGGGCGACGGATCGTCCAGTCGTTGGACCGAACGCGTCTATGACTCCAGTCTCACAAGACGAAGGTGTCAATGAGATACAGGTCGATGCGCAGAATAAAATATTCAATGATTGGGAAGGGGACTTCCTTGATTTCAGTGAATCTAATCCGTTTGGAGATATAATCTAATGATGGGTGGTCATTTTTATCATAAACGTATGCGCACTTGTGTTGCTTTGTTTGGGTCTATGTTTAACGATATGCACATACTGCGAACCGCTGCGGACGGTAAGGTGTTGTCTCAGGTCAAACTGCCTCTGACATACGCGCCTCGCAGGAACTTCATCTCACGACTAGAGGAGATGAGTAAGGGAGAACAGTCCGAACGTAAGGTCGCACTAAAGTTACCTCGTATGTCCTTTGAGGTTTCTTCAATATCATATGATTCTGCCAGACAATTACCAAAAGTAAATCAAGTAAGTGTAGAAAGTAAAATTAGTGGTAATCGTCAAGATGTGTTTTGTGGTGTTCCATATAAGATTGGTTTTGAACTAAACATTTATGCGAAGTCACAAGATGACGCGTTGCAGGTGGTAGAACAGATATTACCATACTTTGCTCCGCAGTATTCCCTGTCGGTAAAACCATTCTCTGATTATCCAGAAATCAAGGAAGACATTCCTGTTACTTTAACGGGAGTCAATTTCTCAGATGACTTTGAAGGTCCGGTTGAACAAAGACGAACCATCATATACACTCTATCCTTTGATATGAATGCAAATTTCTATGGTCCAATAAAAACTGGCACAGAGATTCGCGAAGTAAATACAGAACTTAACGCAATAGTCTCCGACATTGGAGATACAGATTTCCTAAGTAATGTACGTGTGACACCAGATCCGATTGATGTAAATTCAAACGGAGACTTTGGTTTTAATATAGAGATAACCGATGACAGACAGTCATAACCCCCCAACAATTATCACGGACGATGACCGAAAGAACTTTGTCCACGAACAGGACTATGAGTACTCCCGTGATACCTACTATGATCTAATCGAGAAGGGTCGAGAATCGCTTGACCTAATGATTCAGGTCGCGCGTGAATCAGAACATCCCCGAGCATTCGAGGTGTTGTCTAATATGATCAAGGACATCGCTAACGTCAATGACAAGCTGATGGAACTTAACAAGAAACAAAAAGAACTCTTGCAAGACGACAAACCCAAAGAGAAAAACACCACGAACAATAATCTATTCATCGGGTCGACAACTGAACTCCAGCGTTTCCTATTGGGGGACAAGGATGAGAAGGTCATAGACCAAGACGATGAGTAGTTATAGTAAGAATTCCTATCTAGGCAATCCTCAGATTAAAAGAGATGGTGTCGCAGAAGAATGGGACGCCACGAAACTCCGTGAGTATAAGAAGTGCATGGAGGATCCTTCGTATTTCTGCAAACAGTACGTCAAGGTTATCCATCTAGACAAGGGTCTCGTTCCATTCAACCTCTACCCGTATCAAGAAGACATGTTTGATCACTTTGAGGATAACAGGTTCTCTATCGTCCTAGCGTGTCGACAGTCAGGTAAGTCTATCAGTTCGGTTGGGTACATTCTGTGGTATGCCCTATTCCACCCAGAGAAGACTATTGCAATCCTTGCGAACAAGGGCGCAACCGCGCGTGAAATGTTGGCGCGTGTAACCTTGATGTTGGAAAACCTTCCTTTCTTTCTACAGCCGGGTTGTAAGGCTCTCAACAAAGGGTCTATTGAACTATCGAACAACTCACGTATCGTTGCAGCGGCGACATCCGGATCATCGATTCGTGGTATGTCGGTCAACCTACTATTCCTAGATGAGTTTGCGTTCGTAGAGAACGCGGCAGAATTCTATACGTCAACCTATCCCGTAGTATCTTCCGGTGTAGACACTAAGGTGATCATTACATCAACCGCTAATGGTATCGGTAATACTTATCATAAGATCTGGGAAGGTGCCGTGCAAGGTGTAAACGAATACAAACCCTATCGTGTAGATTGGTGGGATGTGCCTGGGCGAGATGAGAGGTGGAAAGAGGAAACCATCGCGAATACATCCCAACTCCAGTTTGATCAGGAATTTGGGAATACCTTCTTCGGGACGGGTGACACATTGATCGAGGGTAATACCCTGCTAGATCTACGTGCGCGACAACCAATAAATCTATTGGAAGGTGGGGATCTCAAGGTATATGAGAAACCCATCAAAGATCATGAGTATATCATGACCGTG